CAGGACCGCGGTCAGCGCGGGGCCCCCGCCGCGGCCCCGCTGGGTGCCACCCAACAAACGCACAGGAGCAACCCATGCACCCCACCCCAACACTCGAAAGCATGATCACCGCCCTCTGCGACGGCACCCCCCGCATCCGCAAACTCGACGACGGCACCCCCACCGTCATCCAAGAAATGCCACTCCTCGACCAACTCCGCATCGCAATCACCGACAGGAACGGAACAGGCCGCAGCGGCAAAAACAAAAACACCGGCGCAATCTGCAACCTCGACGCAATCGAACTCGAACACGACATCCGCAACCGCACCACACCACACACCACCACCCCCAACCCCACGCTCAAACAAACCGTCCGAGAATGGGCAACCAACGAAAACCGAACCGTCGCAACCATCTACGCGCAGGAATGGATCCGCCGCATCCGAACCCTCAACCACACCACCGTCCACCTCCACAACACCCCCTGCCCCCGATGCAAGAAAGCAACCCACACCCGCCAACTCACCGACGGCACTACCAAAGTAGACGACGCGCTCGCTATCATCGTTCGCCCAGAGGAACAGCCCTCAACCCGAGTCATGACGTGCTGCGGAGCCTGCGGCTGGACTGAGGTAGGGTTTGAAGCAATCAAGCGCCTTGCCCACTTGCAAGCTGCGGAAATTTTCGTAAAATAAAAGTTATCGGGCACAGCTGTGCCCAAAGCCCCCCGGTAACCGTCAGGTGCCGGGGGCTTTTTTATTCCCAAAGAGGTGAAAATGCAGATACTAATCGCCTTTTTTGCCGCCATAATCGGCACAAACCTGACAGTTACCGCTTCCGAGCTGACACTTAGAGCAACAGCGTCACGAATTTTCACCACAATTCTTGGGGTCACGATGAGTTCAGCCACAGCCCTTATAACGCTATGCCTTGTCACGATTTAGAGGAGGGCAATGCACGCACGACGCATCACGGAAGAAGAACGTGAGAAGGTGCTGGCACTGATTTCAGATTATTACCCAGATGCCAGCGAAATAATCTTTGAGCAACAGATTTTTGACGACAAACAAGTCGTTATTGTCGTGACAGTAACCTCATCTGCACCCCGCCCCGTTATCTAGGGAGGACACCATGTGCCGCAGAGACTTCACCGACGAAGAAGCCGAGAAAATCTTCAAGATTGGAAGCAGGTGCGACTGTGACCAAATACAGTGACCGCAGCTACCGTGCCAAAGCCGCAGCGCTGCGCAAGGCGACCAGCGACCAAGGCTGGCCCTGCCACCTCTGCGGCAAACCAATCGACATGAGCCTGCCCTCCGCACACCCGCTCGCTTTCACCGCCGACCACCTCGACGCACTAGCCAACGGCGGCAACCTGCTCGGCGACTTGGCACCGGCACACCGACGATGCAACAGTAGGCGCGGACGCAAACGACTCGCGCACCAAGTGCGGGCACCAAAGACCACGCAAGCATGGTGAGTGGTCCAAAAAGTTTTTTATTCGACGACGAAACGGAATTGGTTTTCAGATGGTAACGAAATGGGAAACGTACCCCCGGGGGTTACCCCCTATGGGGTCAAGTTTCCCCCTTCGGTCATAGTGACATCCCCCCGCGGGCTCTGAAACCCAAAATTTCCCGTTGAGAGGGGGTTCTGTGGCTGAGAAGAAAAGCCGCAGTCTGGCTCCCTGCGGGACTACGGCGGCGGCTAAGCGTCACCGTCGCCGGGGTGAGGCTCCTTGCCCGGAATGTCGGTCGGCGGAGCGTGCCGCGTCGAAGGCTGCGCGTGATCGTAAGGCTGCGGAGCGGCCGCCGGAACCCGTGATTGGTGCTCCTGATTCTGCTCCTGTTGTCCAAGCCGTTGGACACAGTGATGTGGTCGTCATTGAGCAGGTCGGAGCTTATGGGGCTGTCCGTGAGGTGCCGGTGCCGACGCATGAGGATCCTCTTGAGTCCGCGCGTTGGCGTCTTCACCGAACCCGTGCCGCGCTCATGGTTGCTGCGCCGCGTGATATTGCGGGGCTCATGGCTGCTGAACGTGATGACATTGCTGAAATTGCCCGGTTGAAGGAGACGGTACAGCCGAAGGTGAGCAAGCTGGATGAGCTGGCGGCTCGTAGGAAGCGCCGCATCGAAGAGGCGCAGGCCGCCGGGTAGGGAGGTGAGGCTCTGTGGCTGAGACAGCTCAGCTGATGGGGTCTCAGACTCCACGCATCGACGTGACCCCGCTATATTTCACCTCAGCAGGTGATGACGCAGTCGACTTGGCGGCTGTTGCGGGCCTGCATTTGGACCCTTGGCAGCAGCATGTGCTCCGTGGTGCGCTCGGTGAGCGTGTTGATGGGCGCTGGAAGGCGTTCGAGGTCGGTCTTATTGTTCCTCGACAGAACGGTAAGGGGTCCATCCTTGAAGCTCGTGAGCTTGCTGGCATGTTTTTGTTCGGCGAGCGGCTGATTCTTCACTCGGCGCATCTGTTCGGTACGGCTGTTGAGCATCAGCAGCGTTTGGAGTCGCTGATTCGCGGGTCCGAGCTGGTCGAGTACATGGCTGGCTACGCGGGCGACCCTCAAGGGAAGATGTCAGGCATCAAAACTGGTAACAGTGGCATGTCTTTGACGACTGCGAGCGGTAACCGTGTCCTGTTTAAGGCGCGTAGCCGCGGTTCGGCGCGTGGTTTTACCGCCGACCTGGTTGTTTTTGACGAGGCTTACGATTTGCCGCGTTCTGTGCAGGCTTCGATGCTGCCGACGCTGGCCTCGAAGAGTTTAAATGAGTCTCCGCAAATCTGGTACGCCTCATCTGCTGGCATGCCTGACTCTGAGGTGCTGAAAAGCATCCGTGATAGGGCTTTGGCGCCTGCTGAGGAGACGAAGCTGGCGTTTTACGAATGGTCCGCGTTTGAGGATGCTGACCCGGCTGACCCGGCGAACTGGGCGCTGGCAAATCCTGCGCTTGGTCGGCGCATTTCGGCTGAGTATGTGGATTCGGAGCGTCGCGCGATGAGTGATGAGCATTTCAAGCGTGAGCGCCTCGGCATCTGGTCGAAGGTTGGCTCTTCGTCGGCGATTCCTGCTGATTTTTGGGCTCAGTGCCTTGATCCGGAGTCCCGTTCCGGTGTTGAGGTCGCGTTCGGTGTGGATGTGACGCCTCTGCGTGACGTGGCAACGATTGCCGCAGCGTCTCGCCGGGCTGACGGGAACATCCACATTGAGGTTGTTGATAGGCGTGTTGGTACGGATTGGGTGCCGGCACGTTTGGAGGAGCTGAAGCGTAAGTGGAAGCCTGTGGCGATGGTTTATACGGGTGCTTCGCAGTCGTCTGAGGTGATTGCGAAGTCTCCAAAGTTAAAGCGGATGACTATGGGCCTTGACCACCGCACTTATATGCAGTCGTGCGGCGTTTTCTTTGAGGCGTTGGGTCGTGGCTCGGTTCGGCATACCGGTCAGGAGGAGTTGGATGCGGCGGTGCAGGCTTGTCGACGTTCTAAGGGTGGCAGTGAGTTATGGTATTGGACTCGTGATGATCGAGCTGAAGATATTTCTCCTCTGGTGGCGTGCACTTTGGCACTCCATGGGCTGACGGAGAAGGACAAGAAGGGAGGTAGCCAGTGGGCCGTGTTGTAAAGAACCCCCGAAAATGGGAGAACTACTATAACGGCGAAGCGAGGTTGGACGCTATCGGCGTGTCCTTGCCTCCTGACGTCCGCATTCTTGAAATGCAGGTCGGCTGGCCGAAACTGGCCGTGGACGTGCTCGTTGAGTCGCTGGTCCTTGACGGTTTCTCCATTTCCCGCCACGGCGGTCAGGATGAGGCCCCTGAACAGCTGAACCGCATCCTGCAATCTAACAACTTCCGCACGAAACTGACATTGGCACTGACGGAGGCTCTTGTCTCTGGCGCCGCATTCATGGTCGTGGGTGGCGGCTCTGACCCCTCTATCCCGCACATTTCCGTGCACGCTGGTGATGAGTTTGAACTGCGGAGGGACGCTACGGGCCGCCTGGTCCAGGCTACCCAGACTTACCGTGACGGTCTGGATACGTACCAGGCTGTTTATGAGGTCGGCGTGACGCGTTTTTACGCGCTTCGTGACGGCTTCGAAGTTCTCACCCATATTGATGAGCACGGCTTCGATGGTATCCCTGTCATCCCGTTTGTGAACCAGATTCGCCTGGGTGAGGAAGGTCGAAGCGAGATTGAAGAGATCCACAAGCTGTGTGACGCGGCGGCCCGCACTCTGACGAACCTGCAGGTCGCTCAGGAGCTCCTCTCGATGCCGGTCAGGTACTTATTTGGCGACGGTGTGGAAGAGATGTTCCTAGATGAGGACGGGAACCCGCAGCAGAGCCGCCTGGAAGCGTATTTCGGCAGGTTCCTTGTCGGCCCGTCCGGTGCGCAGACCGGCTCAGTACCGGGTGCAGACCTCACCCAGCTATTGAACACGTTCAAGATCTACGCACTGCAAGTGTCCTCGCAGACTGGCATCCCCCCTTTCATGCTGGGAGTCTCGACAGAGTCGAACCCGGCATCTGCGGAGGCGATGCGTAGCGCTAAGGACCGTCTGATTACTAAGGCGGAGTTGAAACAGAGCATTTTTGGCGACGCAGTGGAGGATTTGGCTCGCTGCGTCCTGGCTGTCGCCGGCGTGGACACTGAGGGGCTTGAAACCCTTGAGGCGCGTTGGCGTGACCCTGCGGTTATTTCTTTGAGCTCCCGTAATGCGTTGATGTTGCAGGCTCAGGCGCAGGGCGTTGTCTCGTCTGAGACCGTCCGCGAATTCATGGGCCTATCGCCGGAGCAGCTGAAGCGTGACCGTGCGCTAGATCAGCGCCTCTCCGTCTCTCTCGGTGACCCTATCACTGACAAGTAGGAGGCGACATGCTGGATGAAGTCACGAAGGCGTATGTAGACGCGCTCGCCTCAATCGGTGGCGCGTTTGTCAGCGCCTTCACTGATCTGCTGGCGGCGTTTGACCTATCAGACCGGGCATCAGCTGAGAGGCTGGTTCCCGCAGCACACCGAGTAATTCAGCGGCACCGCCTCCAGGCGGTTAAAGCTGCCAATGACTATCTGGACACGTCTGCGGCACCTTTTGGTGCGCTCGCGTACCACCCCACGCCTGAACCCTACACAGTTCAGGCGGTCAGGAAGCTGTTTCGTGAGAATCAAGGAGCAACACCTGAGCAGCTGGCTGCTGCGGCGCGCCGTCACGTGGTGATGGCCGGTCGTCGGCAGGTGATGCGGTCTGTCCTGGATGCTGAGTTCGACGAGTTTGCGTCTGATGATGAGCGTGAGCGTCATGAGCGTGGGTCGGTCACGTTGGAGGGCTTCGATGAGGCTCTAGCGGCGGTGAATGACGTTGCTGATGAGGCTCTGCGTCGGGCAGATGCGGAGGATGTAGCCGACGTGCAGAGTCCGCTGAGGCTCCGCCCGGTTGGGTGGGCGAGGGCGTTGCAGGGGCGCTGGTCTTGCGGGTTCTGCATCATGCTTGCCGCGCGCGGCGCGGTCTACAGTACTGCTGACGCGGCACAGCTCGTGGCCGCTGAAGCGGGGAAGAGGTCCCGTGAGGGCGGTTTCCTCTCTCGTCGTGCGAGGACGGAGCTGCGGAAGAAGAACCCGCGCGCGTTTCATGAGCATTGCGACTGTATTGTGGTGCCTGTTTTTGATCCTGAGAATTGGTCGGGGCGGGCGGAACAACAGCGGTTGCAGGACTTTTATCAGAGGGTGATGGCGGCGGAGGATTCTAAACTCCGTGCTGACCCCGAAAATTACAAGCCAGTGAAAGTGGCGACGTTGCTCGATAGGGCGGTCGCTGTAGAGAAGGCGGCAGGTCCGCCGGAGGAGGAATAATGTCCACTGCTGAAGTGCCTCTGAACGAGGGCACCGAGATTGAAGAAGCCCCTGCCCCGCAGGAGGAGTCTCCTACTGTTCCCCCGTGGGAGCGTGACGGTGAGATCTTTGACCCTGAGCGCGCCTGGAAGCTGGTTCAGAACCTGAAGGCTGAGCTGGCGGCGGTGAAGGCGAAGCAGACTGAGGCTCCTGAACCTGTTGCTGAAGAGTCCGAGCAGGAATCTGCAGCAGAGCCCGCTGAGGCTGAAACCTCTGAGTCGCAGGATGATTCTGCGGCGCAGATTGCGTCCCTGCAGGCTGAGCTGGCGCGTGTGAAGGCGCTCGCCAGTGTCGGTCTGTCCCAGGATTTCGCCCCGTTTGTGCCGGGTGTGACCAGCGAGGAAATCGAGAAGAACCTCGCTACTCTGCAGCAGCTCATCAGTGATGCCGCGAATGAGAAGACCGAGGCGGTCCTCACGGCGGCACCGAAGAGCCGCCAGGCCCCCGAAGCCCCGGCGCCGAGCGCCGTTTTGTGCATCTCGGGCGAGGGCGGAACGGCCGTGATGCCACAGAGCAT